ATTTGTATTCATATATGATTTTTTCTTCGGCATAAAACTCTCCATTAACTCATATATAAATATTAAAGATATAGAAAATTACCCACCAAATCTTGATTTAGGTTGTTTAGATTTCTGTTGAGCCTTTTTGATTTCTTCAGATTCTTTCTTTTTAGTTTCAGATAATTTATTGAAATAAAACTTTCTCAAAAAAGTAGGCATGTTGTAAACATCTGAATGTGTGAATCCACTTCCAAAGTAAATCAACTCAAAAATTTGATTGTGAATATCTGGTTTGTTTTTAGGAGTTAGGCCAAAAAAAGTTTACCGTCATTGGTATATCTACCTTGACAGTATCTCCTTCCAATTCTATTTCCTGTACTAATTCTATGTCTGGAGATATATTGTTAATATACTTTCTTAACTGTAAAGAATCTCTCGACAACATATTTTGAACAAATTGGTTTATCACACTTTTATCACCATCACCATTTACAGATGTAATGGTATGTTTCAACCTTGTGGTTAATTCAGGACTAACTTGAACACCTGTTTTCTTGATACCTTTTAATTCAGCTTCAATTAACTTTTCTTCTTTACCTGTAATTAATTTAAAACCAACTTTAGCTTTTGAAACAGGTAATTCCATCTCAAATTTATTATCATTGATATCATCAGGTAATTTCTTAAATGGACAATCAGCCAAATTAAATACATGACTAAATGTTTTACCTGTATTTGGATTTTCTATCTCACATTCATATTCTGGACCATAAGCCAAAACACGAGCTGCTACCATAACAGCGTTTTTATCTCCTAATACCAAATCATCACACTTAACACCTTCTGTAATGATTAATGAATCCAATAATTTATCAATCACTAAACCTTTTTTAATAAGATTTTGAGATGTCAAAATATCTTCTTCTTTAGCCGTCATGTATTTGATTTCTATTTTACCATTTGAGATTGGTGAACCTTTAGGATATACTTTACCTAAACTTGGTAATTCTATAACCTCACTGTGATACTGCTTATTATCAGCCATTTATAACCCCCTATACTTCTAACGCTCTCCTAAACCAACCAAATAAGAATTTCTCTTGTTCTGGTTTTTTGTTTACTAAATCGTAGTAGTGTTTTAGTCTATAACAACGAGTTCTGTTATCACAAGGTTTGTATTTATTGATAGCTTCAATGGTTTTTGGTCCTAATCCACCATCAACTTCTAAATCACCACCTTTTGAATTAACAGCTCTCTGTAATACTTTTACTGCTGTACCTCTTCCTTGATTGATACACATATCAAAATATATGTGTTTTAATTTATCGGGCATTGAAGGTACTTTATTTTTTACCCAATAATCATCATAGTAAATTTGTTTCGCTTCTTCTTCTGTAAGATTTTTTATATCAACATCAGGATAGAATCTCTTGGTGATGCCGTATTTGGTCTCACCACCAAGATCGTTCGGGTCATTCACATAACCACCTTCATGCTTTATAACTATATCGATTATATCATCAAACTTTGTTAACATTAGAATTGTAATATAGCGTAATCGTATCTCAATGTTAATGTTATTTCAGTAGGATCATTTGAATCAAAAGCTAAATCTCCAAAATTAGCACTTTCGATATAAGCACCTTTTAATGTCCACTCTTCAACTTTATCACCAACTGGTCCTAATACATTAAAGGTAACATCTTTTTTGTAAAAATCTGAATAACCATCTCTACCAGTAACAGATTCATGCCCTAATCTAACCCATTCCATAACAGCTTGAGCACCACTTGGAACGATTGGGTCGTATAATGTTATTTCTAAAGATTGCCATTGTCCTTTACCTTTAACATAACGAACAACATTCATGTGATGTAATTCAACAGTTTCAAAATCTATTTGTGGTCTATTTGCAGCTCTAATTAAGTAAGCTGGAATACCATCAATTTCCATTATAAACCGATTCTTTAGTTTCGGTTCAAAGGGTGTAAACATTATATCATTAGCATCAATCAATTCTGCCATTTAATTTCTCCCAAATTTTGGTTACATAATTTCATATATAAATATCTACAAACACAAAAAACCATCAAATAAATGATGGTTTTCTGTTTTGTTTGTTATTTACTTATCGTTTTATTCAGGAAAAGCAGCACCTGTAGGTTGTACGATGAAATCCAACACTATGAACTCTGCAGTTCTTGTGGGTTGTAGGAACAATTGTCCAACTAATTGATTTCTATCTATAACATCAGGTGTGTTATTCGTTTCATCCATCACCACTCTGAAAGCAGTTAAACCACTTTGTGATTGAACATTCTCTAAGAATGGATTAACGATGTTTAAGAATCTACTTCTTAAAGCTGAATTGTTTTGTTCAAATAATAAGAATCTTGAACTTGAAGCGATAAACTTCTTAACTCTAATAAGTAATCTTCTTACATTGATTCTATCTAAAGCCGATGCTTTTTTCTGTAATGTTTTTTGTCCAAACACCGTTACCCCTTGTCCAGGGAATGTAGCGATTGGATTAACATTTGAATCATATAAATCATCACGATTACCTTGAGTTAATTTTCTTTCAGCTTGAACAGCAATATCAATTCCACCACGATTCAATCCAGCTGGTGCGAACCAGGGGTGAGCCACTTTATCATTGAAAGCGTATATCCCACCGATAGCAACAGATGGTGGCACCCATCTTTGTGTTCCAGCGACTTGTGAATCAGGTACTTTAATCCACGGCCAATACATAGCTGCGAAATTAGAATCTCTTGTTTCTGCTTGAGCTGTTGCTACAGCTAATGTGCTATCATATGGTACAGGATCAATTACAGCAAATGCATCACCTCTTGATTCACAAACATCAATTATCTTAGTAGCTATAGTGGTATGTACACTACCAATTATTCCTGGAGCCAATATTAAATTAATATCATACTCATCTTGGTTTGCTAATAAGTCAAGAGCGTCTGTATATCCATCTAAACCTTCACCAGTTGTTGTTGGATCAAATCCTTGTGAATTATTTTGAGTTATATTCTCATAGAAATTAGCAGGTGTTACACCTGTTTTACTTCCATTATGATTACCAAGAGCATCAAATCCACTAAATCCATCTGCGCCATCTCCAAAACCACCATTTTGAGAACCACTACCAGCAGCTGGTAAAGAAGCTGAATCACTAGGTACTCTAACATTACCATTTTCATCTAAATAATCAATTGTATTAACTATAGATTCAACAGTTACGAATTTAGATTTTTGTGGAAATGAACCACTTAATTGTAAATATTTAGTAGTTCCATCAGTTCTAACAGTAAATCTTTGGTCACCTACCACTTTACCGATATAATTGGTTGAGTTTGGATCTAATGTTAGATTACTAAATGTTTCAAGTGTTTGTTTTCTTTTAATATTATCATTACCTGCTCTGATTAAAAGAGTAAATGTTCCTTTTTTATTATTAACACTACTGATTTCATATCTGATGTTATGTTTTGAACCACTAACGAGAACATTATTTGTTCGAGCAGTTGTATCATCATTGTTCATTATTGTACCATCAGCTAATGTTTTAAGTTTAAATGATGTGCTTTTTGTAGTTGAATCAGTTCCACCCTGCATATTAAATCCTAATGCTATATTTGCAGTAGCAAAATCTGCTTTTATTGGAGTTACAAACAAAGGTGTTGTTGAGATATTGTCTGTACCTGAACCAGTGGTTACTGTTAAATTTCCTGCAGTACCTGAACTTGATCCTGATAATACTAACATAGCATTTTTAAATCCATCAGCAGCTCTTGTTCCTTGAGATGCTGAAACTGCCAAATCACCATTGATTGTAGCTGCATTAATCGCTGTAACTAAGTTAGAAACAACAGATGCTGTATTATGTTGACCTACCGAACCACTACCGAAGTTAACAAATTTTTGTGTTGATGTATTTTCTAAACCAGCTGATGATGATACAAATACAAATGATACATCACCAATTCTAAACTCATCTGGTCCACCTGTTTTAGTAGCAGCCGTTCCTAAACCCACAGAACCTGAAGGATTTGCTATAAATCTAAAAGATTGTGATGCGAATGTTGCACCTACAGTATTTGAACTTTGAACACTAGCAGTTGCTGGTGAAAATGTTCCATCCATAACACGAACAACAGTTAAAGTATCTGAATTTTTTAAATATTGTTCAGCAGTATGTGAGGTTAAAAATTGATATGAGTTTGAACCACTCTTGAAAACATCTCCGAATTTAGCTTGAAATTCAGAGAACGAGGTTACCACAGTTGGTATTCCAGCAGGTCCTTTAAGCGTCGGTCCTACTAGAGCTGCTCCTATGTCAGCAACTGCGGAGGGTAAAAATGACTGGTCTATCTCATTGGTAAACACACCTGGAGATATAATTTTTTCTGCCATTTGGTTTCTCCTATTTAATTTATTTTAATCGATTAAAATCATATCTGTACAGATATATAATTTCATATATAAATATGTATCAAAAACTCCAAACCATCAATATTTATTTATTTGGGGTAAAAATTCCACTCTCTGGATTTAAAGTTCCATCACCATATTTCTTTGTAACACCATCAACAAAATCTTTTTCTTCTTTTTGAGTTTTTTTAAAGTTTTCTAAAAGTTCTTCTTCCATTTTATCAATAGCCTCAGCTTGTTGTTCTAACTTTAATTTACTCAAACTAACTTGTCCAAGTTTTTGTTGAATTTCTAAATATGTTTCTTGAATTTTGGAAATTGTTTCCATTTCCTCTTTGGTGAATTTTGTATCTTCAGCCATTATAACCTCCTATTATTAACCTATTTTTATTTGTTCATCTGTTGCATCACCCTCAAAACCAAATATAACTTCGGTGGGTTTCAACCTTTTTTGTATTTGTGAAATTTTATTTGTAACCACAGAATTTGTGTATTCTGGTAATAGATAAGCACTTGTGTTAACAGAAAATGTAGATTTAATTATCCTTTCCTCTCCAGCATTTACTTCTGAAGCATCTGATATTGAATCTACTGTACATAAAAACTTATATTCTTCACTATCTCCCCAATAAGTATTACTAAACTCAACAAATTCTTCAACTATTGTGTTCATTTGTTCAATAAATGCTGTTAATAAAACAAACTCATATGTGATGTTTACAAAGTTTGGCATTGATGTCACGACATTTATATGAGCTGGAGATCTTCCAGTTTGAACAGAAAATCTATCATATCTGTTTTCTTTACTCCATTGAGTTTGTCGTGTAAAATCTGAATATTTTCTTTTCACATCATGTTCAAACCCTTGTGATAATGTTTCATTTTTATCAACTGATGTTCTTTTTAAAACCACAACTGGTAAGATTAGTGAATTGTTTTTATCTCTCAACACTCCACGCTTTCTAACATTGAACCATCGTTCCTCATTACCATAAAGTATTGGAACTTTTATTTGTTCATTAGCTTCTCTAATGGTTGGTTTGATAACATTTTTAACATGTGTGATTACAGATGTATCTACATCTTTTAAAGTAATGGAATAATTTTTATCAAAGTTTAAACCTGGTGTATAGGACTCAGCAGTATTACCTCTACCTGTAGTTCCTCTTTGAGATACTTGACTACTTCTATCTATTGTAGATTTATTAACAACTTGTTTATTTGTTATTCTATCAACTGCCAATTTTATTCTCCATAAAGTCCTTCATACGCTATATATGTACCAGCTATTGTTTTTGCATAAGAAATTGTAAATTGTGTTCTTGGATTTTTTTTATCTTTTATAAACGTAGCTATCATGCTATTTGCAAAATCTTTAGTCTTTAAAAGTTTATATTTACTTTTTACCATTTTAATTAATTTTTCAGCTTGTTGTTTGTCAACATCACCTTTTGAAAACCAAGAGTTAACTTTAACATCTTCTGCATCTTTACCAAATTTACTAATATCACCTTCTGGATTAGAATACTTGTTGGTGGTAATTGATTTAGTTTTTTTATCAAATTTAACACCAACTTTACGAGCCATTTTTTCAACATCACTTGATATTTTTCCCTCTGTTAATAAATCTTTTAATTTAATCATTTTACTATTCCAATCTTAAATTTAGGTTCATATGGGTTACCACCTCTTTTCTTTATAAATTTAGTCATATCAGACAATTTACCCCAAATCACTTTACCTGTTGTTACTTTTTTCACTATATTGATTATTTGCTTTTTACTCAAAAACTTAATTCCATATGTATCAATTTTATTGTGTTCTGGATGTTTATCCCAAACAAATTTCATCGGAACTGAATCTGAAAAAATTAAAGCGTCTTTTACTTTTATTTGTGATAATACTATTTCATTCCAATACACATCACTACGTGATATTGCTAATTCAAATACTTTCTTAATTATATCTTTGTTTTTAATCATCATTTTTGTCAATGTATCTATATAAATTTTAATATATTCTGCTTTTTCCTTATTGGTTAATGATTTAATTTGTTCTATTGATAAATTAGAATATTTTTCTTTCCATATTTTATTTTTACTCAACTCACTTTCTATAGCGGATGAACCTAAAACATCTCCAAACATTTTATTAAATGTAGAATTAGCCACCCATCTTCTACCTGTTTCATCTGGTTGAGACATAATGTCTGAGACATTTGATGCTAATAATTTACCCTCAACCGAAACCAATATACCACCTTTTGTTTGTATTCCAATACCATGTTTTAATTCACTAGCTTCTGCTCCATATGCATTAAAGGTTGATATTGATTTTTTCTTTCCAACTAATGATTTAAGTTTACCAACATTTTTTATATCAGTTATGTGAAATGAGTTTACATCAATATCACCAATTACTTTTTTCATTATTGATGATGATATTGGTATCTTTCTTCTAGCCGACAACATCAATGTATCATCTTTCCAAGCTATTTCATTTAATAAATCTTTAAGCTTTATCATCTTCGTTTTCTTAATTGTCTCAACTTATCTTTTTTAGTTTTAACTTTACCTAATGTTACTTCAGATTTAACAGCATTTTGGTCAACCATTGATATAGCGATTTCTCTTTCTATATCAACCTCAATAGCTTCTGTACCAGTTTGAGATTGTGTTCCATTTAAATTA